GTGAGTGGGGCGGTGGTTGCGATGATGCGGGTCACGGGTACACCGCCAGCTTCGCCGCCTCCGCCCATGATCTTAAAATCGGCAGCTAATTCCATGGCACCTCACTAGAGTGGCCTGCCGTCCAGTCCCACCAAAGCTGAAGGCTGTCCAGGGGGGGCAGCGTTCATGACGATCATGTTCTCTGGCAGTGGGGCCGCGACTTCGATCTCGCGGTAGCACCTGTGGCACCTGAACGAGAGCGAGTTACCGGCCCTGCCTTTGACTTGGTACGCAGACCGCTTGTTCCTCTGTCCGCATCCAGGGCAGTTGAAGACGATGTAGTCGGTGCCCTTTTCCTTAGGGCCGAGCGACATGCGAACCCTGCCACCCCCAACCTTCTCTGTCTTGCACTTTCTGCCCCCACCTCTGTTGACGATTTTCAGAGCCTGACCCCGAAGAATGATTCCTGACATGCAATCTCCCGAAGGTTACGATCTCTTTTTTAGCGTAGGATTACCGGCGATAGCCTGTCTCACGAGAGACTCCACACACGCAGCACACTTGTGGGCATCGTCGTAATCCTTTTTCGATGGTACGTATCTCATTAGGGTATACTCGTAGATTTCGTGGTTCATGTTGAGACCCTGGTCGATCTCGTCTGGCATGTCCTCGACCCAAATTTCATCCTTGGGAATCCACTTGTACACATACCCGTGACCGCCCTCGACAAAGTCAACGAAGAAGTTTTCCCGAACGTATGGGCCGTTTACGATGTATATCTTCGTGCCGTCCCACAGCTCGCCCCATTGCTTTTTCCATCCTTGGGCTCTGCCAGAGTACCATGTTATCACCTTGTCGAGCTGCATATTGGCCATACTCTATACCTGTGGGCCACCGCCGCCAGCCGGTGAACCGCTGATCTGTTTCAAGGCATCCATCGGGATACCCCCACCGCCACCTGCGGCGTTCATCTTCTGGCGAATGATGTTGATCAAGAACTGCTTACCTTCCTCTTCCAGGTTCTTCTCGACAGAAGAGATCATGTTTTCGAGGTCAAGGACATTGAACATGTTCTTGCGGTCCATGTCGCCCTGACGACGCAGCGCCATAATGAGCGCCTGCAGAGGTTGTCGGCTGGACTTCAGAAGCGATCCAGGATGTACCAGGAACTGGAACTGACGCCAATGCTCTTCCGCTGGAACGCCCGATGGGATCATTGTACCAGGATCGTAGTCGTAATCCTCGAACGTCGTACCATCCTCACCAAGCATCTGAATCCTACGCTTCATGGTGTAGAACTGGAAGAGGTTCGGAACGAACTGATGGCCGAGGTCCTTGATGAACGATTCGATGTAGCGAACCTTCAGGCGCACCAGCGTCTGCTGGCCCTCTTTCATCTGCTCCAAAGTGTCCGCCGCAGGAATAATCGCCTTTCGGCTCACCGAGCTTAGATCAATGAACCCCGATTGGGCATCCAGTTCCTGCTGAGCATACAGCATCGTTTGGAAAACAAAGCTCGGGAGCGCCGGCGCTGGTGCGTACTGCGGCGGTGAGATCGACGCCGGTGAGTAGAACACCTTAGCCCCAGGCATGTTGGGATCGAGATTTCTCTTGATCGCCTGCCCGAACGCATTGTCCGGTGCCACGAGCGGCGGGTTGACCGCCTTCTTTACCGCGTCCAGAATGCCCGCGAGGATGTTGTTCATCACGTCCTGTAACGGGATCTGGTTCCTGAACTCCGACACCCCAGGCCACTGCCATGGGACTCGGTTCAAGCGGAGCGCGGCGAATGGAAATTGACCGTGCCAAAATGGGTTAGGACCATCGTACAACACGACAGGCCCGCCCATGCAGACGAGTCGGCCTCTCGGGTATAAGCGCTGTCCGGGCTGGACAGTGTACCCGTACTCGGTGTTGAGATCCCCAACAAACACCTCTTTATCGGAGGTGTTCTTCTGGTCGTCTCTAATCCAGAACTCCCTGTAAAGGGCCATGGGTATAACGGAGTCGCGGTACTGCGATGCCGATTGCCCGAAAAGCCGACGCATCTGCGGGGAAAGTACCTGCCAAGCCCTGCCCCACATGCCCTGCCCAGCGTTGCTGGAGGCCGTGGAGATAAACTGGCTGTACTCTCTATCGATAGGAACCGCGAATCCTTTGGTTGGATATTTCTCCTGGAACCAGGAAAGCGGTTTCGGTGTTCGATAAATCACCCCCAAAGACTTCTGGAGGTTATGCCCAGGTCTGATCGGAATCACATCCATAGCGCCGCAAGCTGTCAATTCCAGCTCGCCCTCACCGTTTTTCAACTCGGGATTCCAAACCAGACGACCATATCCAATCGTCAGGGCGCTGTGGATGATGATCATGGCCATGGTCATGTCAACGTCTTCGTTGAAGAACCACCCACGAATTAGCTTGTTCAGAACCTCGGCGTGCCTGTCGAAGTTCCTGTTGTTGGCCTTGATTTCAAACGACTGTCGGATGTCTGTGAGATAGGAAACCAACTGGATAAGGTTGGTCCAAAGGCGATTGGCAACTGGGGAGGCCTTGTAAGAGGGACGCCTCTCAACCCACTGCCTCCCCATGAGATAATTGATGTTACGATCGATGTTAACAATCTCTTCGTACCGCTCAAGCTCGTCCTTAGCTTCCTCAAAAACAGCCTGACACCAGGTACCCACTGCCTTGTCGTGGTCCGACAGGGACAGCGGCCTGTCCATTCCTCCAGCATCATACGAGTACCACCCAGGCAAGTTGGGCATAAAAGTTCCTCATCATAAGAATACTACGAATGTGTCAAGATGGTTCTGGGAACGAGGTTTGCGGCGGAGGGCCGTCCGCCATCTTTACCTTGTGCTCCGCTTCCAACTGTCGTAGCTGCCCAGTGCCGCGAATCGTTACCGGCTCACCCCCAGGCAGGATGTTTGTCGTGGTAAAGACCTGAAAAACCTTAGGGTTAGACAGTGAGTACAGCCTGTCGCCTATACCCTGACACTTCTGGCAGGTCTCGGTTAAGATGTCGTGGGGCAAGGTGGAATACGACTCCCAGGTCTTACCGCATTTTCGGCACTGATATTCATAGATTGGCATGGCAAACCTTTCTTTCTGTGGTCTATTATCTTCAGGTGTTTTTTAGAGTTAGATGACTTACAAAGAGGCTGAAGGTTTTCTATCGACCTTGATCCACCTTTGGTTATCGGCACTATGTGATCTACCTGTATTTTTTTCGTGGAATCCCAGCACAGGCACCTGTTTCCGTACGCGACCATCATATCCTCTATCTCACGATCCGTGACCGTACCTGGAGCTAAAGACATAGCAACATATCTCCGCTTGGAATAATCGGATATCAGCGATGGGTTTTCCTTCTGCCGTTTCCTGATGGTTTCACAGTTGGATTCCGAGTGCTCCGCTCTCCACTTTCTGGAAGCGAGCACCTTTCCTTCTCGATTGGCAGCGCGGTGTCGCCTCCAGTATTCCGATCTTTTACCACGATAAAGCTCGGAATTCCTGGCATTCCAACATTCCTTACACTGCCTTCTAGGCCTACCGCTACGCTCCAGGTAGAATTTTTCTACATCAGGATCAAGGCCGCACAATGAAGATACTGGCATATGGCAGCTCCGACTATCGCAAATAAAGGAATCGCATAGTACCACATGCTGTCCAGGCCGTCTTCGACCTTGGCGTTCATGTACCGCGTAAGATCCATCCCGTTCGCCTCGGCGATGTCGTTGAGCGGCCCGACGTGGCGCTCCGGTATTACCAGTTGGACTATCACGTCCCCACCCGCCACCTTGGGGGGGGGCTGGTTGCTTCCGGTGTTAGCGACAGCCCTCGCGCTCTGGGCTCTCTTCAGCATCTCTTTGGTGTCGTTCAGCTCCTGGGTCAGGGCATACACAGACCCAAACAGCGTGGACGAATCCCTGAAGCTCCCCAGCAAGGAGGTCAACCGGACCACGTCAATCGGGCTGATATTCACCCCCTTGACGCCAGAAGTCGGTAATGGATTTGTAATGTCACCGTCGATCTTGGCCTCCGGTTCCTCGATCTGGGGCGGTGGCGGGTCGGCCTTCGGTGCGAGGGCTCTCTTCTGGTCGAGCATCTGCTTGGTAAGCCTGCTCAGTTCCTCCCGGTCGTCAAAGACGTGCCCGTTTTTGCACTTCATCGGCTGGGTCGAGCCGAGGTGATACACGATTGGTTCATCAACCCCGTTCTCCAAATAGCATCTGGGGCACATGTCGCTTCTCTTTGGTGCTGCCATACGGCATCTCCTCTGTAATCAACCACTTTAACTCCTTTGCTTTTATTGCAACCAATACAAAGTGGCTGGATGTTATCTATTGAATTACGTCCCCCTAAAACCAGTGGGACAACATGGTCTGGCGTAATAAGCACTTCGGAGACCGGTCTGCCACACTTCAGGCAAATATTTCCATATTTACCACAAAGGGCAACAAACTCCTGTCCGGTAAAGCTCCCGCCCGCAGCAAGCAACCTAGCTTTACGCCGATGGTTTTTGACTGTAGCATATTCTGGATGTCGAGCCTGGTATCTCTTGTTTTGGGCTTTTACTTTGTCTGGATTGTTTTTGATCCAATTCAGGTTCCTATCTAAAACCGCACGTTTATCCTTGTAGTATGTAGCAAGAGCATTGGCCCTATGGGTTTCCGAATATCGACCCCTCATACATGACTTACAGTATACCTGTAGACTATCTTTTCGGTTTTTATGCCGCCAAAACTCTGTTCCACTAAGATTCTGTTTACATCCTGGACAAATTTTCATAAGCCTACAACATATAGAAGTCTGGGTCAGCTCCCTCTTTAGCTTGTTCTTGATCGTAAATAGGTGAATAATCCGTATTCTGCTGGGTCTCGATCCCTGGGGCGGGTTTCTCTTCGATGTCCGCAGCGCTGCGCGGTCGTAGCTGTGTCGCACAATAATAAGCAATCATGTGCGTCATAACACAGTCGTCCGTACCACCGGAACGGGCTGAGTATCTTTCGGTGCCTTCCTCTTCCTCCACAAAGTCGAACATCTCGTCGATGTCGGCCTCGCACCGAATGATCACTGTCCACTGATCGAGCGCCTCTCTGTAGCGACCGATCAGCTCATTCTTGTTGCGGAACGTTGTCTGCCACCCGATCCAGTTGGAATATGCATTCTTGGCTTTGTCCTCGCGCATCCACCGGTACCACTTCGGGTACAGCAAAACTTTCACTAGGTCGCTCGCCACGGTGGTGATGGTGTTGCACTCGGGCGCTATCTCAGCGGTGTTGTAAACATAGCCTATTGCCGCCAGGATGCGTGCAAATTGCGTGGGTGGGGCGTACCCATGCCAGCGTGCCACTTGCCTCAGGGGCTGGTTTATATCGTCAGGGACGGCCAATACCTGGGCGCACGCGGGGTCGCCCCCATCAATTCCCATCGAAGGGTCACCGGCGACGTAGTACTTCATGTTCCCCTTAGGGAACTCCCATATCTGAAACCGGCCCTCGTACTGCCGCGATAGCCTCGGGGTGGTGTTGTCCTTCTCGTCGAGCCGTATCTCGCCGGTCCATTTCGCCGGTCGGCAGAAGTGGGTGATCATGTCGTTGAGGCGCTTCTTCGAGAACGCGCACCGGCCTGATGCCACGAAAGCCTCAGCCGGGGTATTATGGGTTAGAATCCCGTTTGCGGAAAATACGTGCGAACCCTCAACCGTCAGGTCGTAGGTGATATCCAAACCATAGGGCTCAACAGTTTTTACAACGTCGTATAACCCTTCCGGTATTCTCCTCTTGTTGTTGTATCTTCTGGCTAAAAGGTTTTTTCTTGCCCCAATAAACCCAATTCTGTCGGCAAACAATAAACACGCTCCGCTCCTTATCGACAGCTCCCACCACATACATTGTTTCCCAAACTTGACGCCGTGACACAGTCTTATAAGTGAGTTTATACCAAAGCCAAGAAGTAGTAATTGGACACTGCTGATTAGCCTCCGCTCCTTGCTATGCAGTCTTATCGTGTAGGCCGATGCATTTCCATCCGACTCAAACAATCCGCGCAGAAATTCTCTGACAACCTTTTGTGGAGATCTGAAAACGGACAGCGGAACGTCAAATATTTTTTTGCCATTTTCATCAATACAGCCCATGGAGCCGAGGACTGACTTAAAAGATTTCCTGCTTGTCCTGATTTCAACGCAGTTTGGCCCTTTGTTTCTTGGTCTGGGGTTACCGATGTACCTTTCAGACAGACGTATTATCTCATCAATGACATCTTTATCATTGGAATCGCAAGAAACAGAGAAGCATCCCCT